CGCTCCACCCGGAAGCGAGGCTATCTCCACACCGACGCCCGTGCGCTCCATCGCAATGGCCCAGAGCTTGAAAAGCGTATCCTTGTCCCGCCAGTGCTTGTACACGTCCCGCAGCAGCGACCGCCCCTCGAAGTTGCTCCCCTCCTGGCGGAATGTGAAACGGAGCAGCTTCGACGCCGGGATGCGCCCAGTGAACGCGAGGTCGCCGTAGACGTTCTGCTCTACCTCGGCGAGCGAGCCGTCCGGGTTCGGGATCCACCGCCAGATCGTGCGCGGCAGGCGCGGCGCGAATCGATCCCAGACAAGCCGCCCGTCCTCGACGCGATAGACTTTCTCCAGCAGCATGACGCCCCACCGGACACAGTAGAGCGCCTGCCGGATGACCTCGTCCCACGGCTGCGACATGCCCCACAGATTGTCCGCGACGAACTCGGCGATCTCCTGCTCGCGGGCGTCGGCGTCCTCGGCGACCTGCACCGACCAGTCCGCCGCGCGGATCGGTAGCTCGATGACCGACAGGACGGCGGATATCTGGGCGTCCGAGGTCATGCGGTCATAGATCGTGTATTTTCCGAGTCCGCTCAGGTCAGAGCGATACTCCTCAGTCAGGATGCCGCCGAAGATCGCAGTCCCGGAGCGACCAACTTCCGCGATGAGTTCGGCGCGTTTAGGGTCGGCGAGTTCGACGGACGCGGGGGGCGGCAACGAGGTCGCCTTGCGTCGCCACGGCATAGCCATGTAACTCTCCGATCATCAGGTGCGGATCACCATCGACTCGATATGTGACCGCCAATCGTCCGCCTGGAAATGCACGAAATCTTGAAACGAGCGCCACGAGCCGCCCCATTCGAGCCCGACGTGCTGCGCGATCTCGCCCATCCGCCTGTAGCTCTCGCCGTCAGCCCACGCCGCCTTGCCGTGCACGAGCGGGACAGCGTCGAAGGCGAGTCCGTAGTTGTGCGCCGAATCGCTCGGCAGGGCATTGGTCAGGATGGTCGATCCCGACTGTGGACCCGCCTGTTCCAGCATATCGGCGACCCATGCGCGGCTCGGTATCGTACGGAGCCGCGCGACCTTGTCATCGATGATACGACGCGCCCGTCCGACGCGCCAGAGGCGCGCCTGCTCCTGCATCGACCGGAGCGTGCAGTAGATCAGCACATCGAGCCCGGCTTCCTCGCATTCCGCCATCCATCGGCGGGCGATAGCCGGCATGTCGATCTTGCTTGTCACGCGCAATGCGTTGATGTCCCGTGATGCCATCGGCAGCCCCTACCGTGGGAACGCGGTCGCTATCGTGCCACCGCGTAGATCGAGCGACCCAAACCACGATGCCGTCTGCGCTGCTCGCGCCGCGAACGTCAGCATGAGCGCGTCGCCATAGTCAGGCGACCTGCCCAACCGTTTGCGCGTCTCCTCCTTCGGCTCCAAACGTAGCTGACCGCGCGACGTGTAGACGTACTGCGACGATGTCAGGTCGGCGAGGAGTAGGTCATCGTCGGGTATCTGCCCGGTATCCCGTATCCACTCGCGCAGCAGCCACCACAGTTCCGTGCGGCGATTGGCGAATCGCTCGGAGTCTACGGCAGCCTCGCCGACGTTGACGCCGATGATGCGCGCGCTCAGATCGAGTTCCCGCAGTCGATCCGTCACCCCGCCGCCGACGCCGATATCGTCGATGGCGATGGTCTCGATGCCGTGCTCCCGCGCCAGCGCAGCAGCGCGCCCGGCGACCTGCATGGTATCGCGCCCGGTATCGTGTCCGAGGATGACGGCGTTGCCGCCGAACACGCCGACGTAGACGGTCTGATCCGAGCCGAATCGGGCGACGTCTACACCGAGCAGCCGAGGCCTTCCGTTGTCCACGACGACGCGCTGCTGTGCCGCATCGACCCATGCGAGCGGAATGAGCGTGCGGTCGTCCTCGCGCGGGAACTCCCCGAGTACGCGCGACGCGAATAGCGGCGAGTCCTCGCCCCACTGATGCCGCTTCTCCTCGACCCATTCGGGCGTCACCAGATGACGACGGACGTTTTCCGATACCGGCTCGTCAGTGAAATTAGGGCTGTCGAGGCATGAGATGCGGATGCGGTTCCATCCGCTACGGCAGGCGTCGAAGAACTGACCGGAGGATGCGGTCGGGTTCCCGATGGCGAGGATATGCGCGTCGCCGGTGGACGTGAGCGAGTCGATGGCAACCCACTTGTCCCGCTCGACGATGCCGGCTGCTTCGTCGAGGATGACGAGAACGTGCGGAGCGTGATAGCCATGGAACGCGGCAGGGTCGTCCGACGAGACCCCGATGGCGAAGTGGTCGGGGCTGATTCGGAGTCGCGTCGTCAGGGCGTCGGGCGGGTCCATCATGGCGACGCGCTCGCGCAACGTGATCGCCAATCGCGTAATCTCCGCCCATAGGATTGTCTCGACCTGTCGCCACGTCGGAGCCGACGTGATGACCTTCGACGGGCGGCGAAGCCACAGAAACGCCATCACCGCGACCGCCGCGACAAACGTCTTGCCGACGCCGTGACCTGACGGTACTACGGTGCGGCGATGCTGGAATACGGATCGCAGGATGTCCCGCTGACGGCTCCATAGCTCGACGCCTAGCACGTCCTGCGCGAAGCCCACAGGATCGTCGCCGTAGCGAGCGTCGAAGGCGGCGCGAGCGTCATGGAGCGTCCGAATCGCCATCGGCATCGTCTCCGTTCGGGACCGGCGTGGAGGCGAGCGGGAGCCGCAGGATCATGTCGAGAGTCATCGGCAGCCCGTTAGCGGTCGCGTGCTCGACGCGCTGCGTCATACCGGCGTCGACGGACGTGATGATCGTTCGGGCGGCTCCGAGTT